CACACGCAGCACAGCCCCGTCGATCCGCTGTCAGGTATTTGCTCGGCCAGCACTCCAAGAATGAACAGCGTAGGCGTGCTGCCGTCAGCCAAGTACGGCGCGACCGACAGCACGTTGTTGCTGCCCACGCCCGCAAAACCCACCGCCGTGCCTTTGGCCATCGTAAACCCGGTGGAGTTTTGCGCGATGGTGTATTGACGCAGCGCAGAATTCTCAACTGAAGATTCCAGCAACTGAAAGAAGCGGAACCAGGCGCGGGTGGTCAGCGCCCCGGCATCTACCAGCGGGTCACGCGAAGCCGGCACGCGGGGGGCCAGTTGCATGTCACGCCCTCGTCGGAGACATCAACACTTCGGCCCCCATGATGGCGATCTTGACCGGGTCGGCGCCGCTGATCTCATACACGCGGTCGCGCAACTTGAGCGTCATCCCCAACCGGCGCCAAAACACCCGGCGTCCGTACTCGCCGATCTTGCCCATGCCCGCCCAGTGTTCGTTTGACCAAGTGTGGCCACCATCGTCGCTCCAACGCAACATGACTTTAGGGTCCGCGCCGGAAATGTTACCTGTGCTGACCGACGCAATGAAGTCGCCGTTTTCAAGCAGCAGATAACCGCTATCTTCAAGCAGTAGCAAGAACGTCGCAGAGTCCGAACCCCCGACGCCGGCTTCGCAATCAAGCTGCAGCGTATGCTGTGCCGTGCGGTTCAAATTGTTCTGGCCTGGCGGCAGCGCGCGCCAAGATCGAAGCCAGCGCTGAGCGAAATTGTTGTCGCTGTACACCTCTGGGTCAAAAGCGTAAAGCAGTCCGTTTAGCCAGTCACCAACCAATATGTCGTTGTTGAAGTTGGCTTGGCAGTTACTGCGATGCCGCACAAATCTGACGCCATCCCATCCGGCGCGCTCATGCCAAGCGCCAGTGGTGGCGTCGTAGCACCAAGTTGCGTTAGCCGTGGGGAACGTCAAGACGTAAAACAGATGGCCGTCTTGTTGGTACGAATATCCTATGGCGTCGTTGAGCACGCCGTACTGCTGGATCTGCCACTCAACGGCGTGCGTGCTGATGCGCTGGGCGTTGTAGCCGTTGTTGCGGTAGATGACGCCGTTGCCGCGAATATCGGACCCCAGCCAAAACACCGAGTTGTCCAGCTTGGCCACGCTGTACGGCGCCGCGCAACCAACTTCCATGAACGCGCCCGCGATGCGAGCGAGCGGAAAGTCAGCCAGGCCAGCGTTGTACCAGACCTCCACCGTGCTGGTGCCAAACAGCCACACCTCGCGGTGGTTGACGTTCAGCGCCACCACATCGTCAGGATTGCCTTCTGCGCTGGCGAAGTCCAGCGGATCAATCTGCGTGCCGTCGTTGAGGGACGTCACCCAAAATCGCTGGCTGTTTGGCTGGTTGAAAACGAAGTAGCCGTCTAGGTAGCCGACCGTCACCGCGCCGGGAAAATCAGGGTCTGTGATCTGCTCAAAGACGCCCGTGCTGGCGTTGTAGATGAACGCGCTGGGGTTGCAGGCGACGAACAACTGTTCGCCGTTATCCACCATGCTGACTGGCCCGCTGCCGTCGATGTAGCCTAGAAACGACATACTGTAGTTGCCGTCAACTCTGTACAACTCTCCGCCCGATGCAACGTACAAGTAGTCGCCAAATTTCCACAGCCCCCGAATAGGCCCGCCGCCGACGTCAGCAACAAACCGCAGGCCAGCACACCGCTGCAAGAACGCCGGCTCTTTGCCGCTTTCCAATATAACTTCTGGAAAAAGGTTGACCATGCGGCTGTCCGCAGCATTGACGCTGCGGGCCACATAGCTGGAGCCGAGGATGGGCGTGCGCATCAGTAGTTGCCGGCGTACACGTTGAACCGCTGGCGAGTCGCCACCAGCGAGTACGGCAGGCTCATGATGTCGTCCGGGTTGTTGATGCGCTTCAGGTTGCGCTTGGACGTCATGGCGATGCGTTGCACTTGGGGGCTGGGCTCGACGCCGAACTCAGGCGCGATCTCCATTGCCAGGTTGTAGACGAACGCCCGCAGGTAGCCTGGTGGGAACGACAGCGCCGTGGACAGCGTGGCCGGCTGCGTCAACTCCTCAACCGAGATGAAATGCCACTCCAGCAGCCGCGTGGGCACCGGGTAGATGTACATCTCAATGTTGGGGTAGGTCATGTTGACCCACAGCACCTGCGGGTACGTTGACGTCACGGTCTTGACCGCAATGCCGTTGTATTGCTGCTGGTTGATGATCTTGACGCCGAAGCTGACGTTCGTGCTAGGGTCGCGGAAGTACGTCGCGTCGTCCAGCAGAATGGGCCTGTTGCCCACAAAGTCGCCCGTAGGCCCCAGCGTGCGGCTGATCGTGCTGGTGGGCCAACTGAAGACTTGATCCTGCGTCGAGAACACCGACAACCGTTCGGTGTTCCACGATTCGATCATCTGGTTAAGCGCCGTCAGCGAGTCCTGCATGACGGCAGCAGAAGACGTTTCGCCCTCTGCTAAAACGCCCAGCAGACGCAGGGCGCGGTTGATCTGATCACCCGCGGTGGTGGACATGCTCGGGCTCCTTGCGACGGCGGCGGCCCAGCGTGTTCACGGGCGGCGCGGTGTCGGGTTCATCCTCGGTGCCGGGAGTATACCGCTCCCATCCGCTACGCTCATCGTAAGCCGCTTCCATTTCCAGCGTGGCGATCTTGGCGCCATGAATGGGGTGACGCAGATAGATGTTGGGCATAGAGAAGACGGGGGCCGAAGCCCCCGTTTTGCTTACGAGGTCATGATGACCCAGTTAGTGCCGTCGCACACCAACATGGCGTTGGCGCCCGCCGTCCCCGCGAGGATCGCGGTGCCGGCAGTAGCCGAGCCAATCGGCAGCACGTTGGACGACGCGGACACAACGGTCTGGGCAGCAATCGTCTTGATCCACACCACACGGCCAGTGCTGGCCGACGCAGTGGGGAACGTGACGGTGATGCTGCCCGCGCCGTTGCAGACGACGAAGTTTTCCGTGTCAGCCAGAGAGAACGAAGCCGCCTTGGTGACGGGCGCGTTCAGATCCAGTTGCGTGCCGTTCAGAGCACCCGTGACCGCGACCGAAGCGCCAGTGATGGCGCCCGTGACGGTCACGCTCTCGAACAGCGGGTCGGCGTAGGCAACGCCGATTGCTTTGGTATCAGGCATGATGCCTCCTTATCAAGCCACGCGGTACAGCGTCCAAGCACCGGCGGCGCTCTTGCGAGCAACCATGCTTGCGCCGGTCGTGACGGGGATCGTCATGGTCAGCGAACCCGAGACAGTCCAGCCGGTGCCCGCGGCGATGATCGCGGTAGCGGAAGACGTGCCGAGGTTGACCACACGGAAGGTGAACGTGGTGCCAATCCGGTCAGAATTGATCAGCACGTTTTCCAGATCCGTGACCGTGGGCAGCGTGTAGGTCTGGGCCGCGGCGGTGACACCGCTGTTGGCCAGGATCAGACCGTTCAGCACTTGCGCCGGGGTCAGGGTTGCAGTAGCGGTAACCGCCACCGGATCTGCGGTCAGGTCAATGAACGGGTCGTTGACGTTGCCGTCACCAAGCTGGTAGCCGCCAGCGCCATTAGGGAGAGCCATGATGAGTTCCTTTCAAATGAAGTTCAGAACGGGGGCCTTAGCCCCCGTTTCGGTTTAGCCCCAGAGACGGCAAGCCATCTGCGGACGGATCACGCCGTAGCCGTACAGCACGTCGATCCGGCAGGGCATCCGGTCGTTGTTGATGTCGTACTGACGCACGACACGCAGGCTGATGCCGTTGTGGTTGGCGCGGCTGGCCATGTCCACGCCTTGCGGCAGAAGCAGGTCGGCGGTGGCAAACGTGATGGCGTCCTTGTGGTAGACCAGGTTCTGCGGGTACTGCGTGGACGCAGCGCCGATGAACGTGACCGTTTGGCTGTTGGCCGGCAGAGAGCTGACGGTGGCCAGCGCGTGGCTGGCCGAGTACATCGGAGCAACCGTGACCGTTGCCGCGCCGCCCGATGCAGTCACGCTTGCGAGCGCAACAAACTGGAACAGCGAGCCAGTGGACTCACGGGTCTGCGGGTTCACCGCAAAGCAGCCCGCCACGGTGAACACGTCGCCAGCAAGAACGGTGTTGGTGCTGCCCAAGCCGGTCAGCGAGATCGAAGTCGCGCCTTCGGTCGTCACTGCAGCCGCCGTTGTGCCGTTGGTACGCGAGCCAGTCGTGAACTGCTTGATGGACTGGCTCATGTTGACTTCTTCGAAGCCCAGCACGCCAGTGCCCATCATGCCGTTCTTGAACTGCTTGCTGATGGTGTCGGTGGGGTTGAACAAGCCCTTCATCCCCTCCACCAGGCCAGCGTTCGCAGCGGGGTTGACCGTTGCGTAGCGCGGCGACATCACAGCGGCGTTCTCGTTGAGCTTCTGCTGAGCTTGCAGCAGAACCAGCGAGGTGGCCGGCGTGGTGCCGGGCGTGCCGACAGAGTTGCCGATCTTGTTGAACGCGTTGGCCACATCAGCGTCGATGCTGGCGGCAAGCTGGCTGATACGAGGCTTCAGCACACGATCCGCGAAGTCGTCCAACTGCATCGTCAGTTCGGCGGACGTGAAGTTCACGCCGATGTGCTTCTGCGAGGAAACGGTCAGGGTCGTGAACTGCTCGTTGTCGTCCTGCACTTGCAGAGCGGCGCCGTCAGTCACCAGAGCGCGGTCCGGCAGGCGGATGCGCAGCGTGGAGCCGATCTTGGCCCCTTCGACAGCGAAACTGTCGTCGTACTGGCGGTTCACGTTGCGCGTGAGCACCAGGTTGTTTTCCAGGATTTCCAAGGCCTTCCTGGTGATCATGTCGATGGTCAGAATGCTATTTGCCACAGCGGGCTCCTTTCAAATTTAGCGATTTGCCTGAGCCTGCATCTTTCGCATCTGTCTTGCTCGTTCGGCTTCAATCCACTCCGACGTACTCATGTTCTTGATGGAACGCGGGTCAGTCGTGTCATACGACGGGTTGTTGCCGCTGCGTGCGGTGACGGGTGTGATCGGTGCTGGTGCAGACGTTGAACGTTTGACGGGTGGGTTGTCGGCCAGTTTGGCTTCGATCTTCCCAATTTCCTTGGCTTGCAGAATGGGCGGTAAGCGAGCGATACGTTCCGTTTCCTTGACGTTGGTGCCGAGGTAGTACGCTACGTCGGGGCCAATGTCAGAGGCGCGGATAGTGTCGGCCATGACGGTCGTGATTGGCAGCTTGGGGTTGTAGGCGACCTGTTCAAAGTCGTCGTACTTCTCCCTGGCTTGCTCCTCACGGTCGTGATAAGCCTCCAGCAGTTCGGTGTGCTGCTTCTGCTGCTCCCGCTGTGCCAGTAGCTGTTCGGCCTTCTGAACTGCCAACGCTTCCGCGTAGGCTTCAGTCGATTCAAACTGCTCGGCAGACGGTAACTGCTTAGGCTGCTCAACCACGGGCTGCTGTGCCCGTTGACGCTCCCACTTACGCTGCTCTCTATCAAGCCGTTTCCGGACAATGGCGTCCAACTCTTCTTGAGTAAACGTCTTTGCCTGTTGTTCGACTTCCGGCTCAGTGCCCTGTTGTTCAACAGGGCTCGCTTCCGTAACTGCCGTGGGTTCCGGTGCGGCTTGTGCGGTGTCGATCTCCGCTGCGACTTCTTGGCTCATGTGTGGGCCTTGATAAACCTGGTCAACGGGCCAGTACGCTTCATGGTAGCACTGTTATGCGCGACCGTCAAAAACACGCATTCAGTTAGAAAGCGCGGCTATTTGCTGCTGCAATTCCTGCAGCTTGGCGAATAACTGCTCTTTTGTCGGCTTGAAGGGCTCAGGAGGTGGTGGAGGTGCAGGCGGTGCGCTGAACACGCCGTCTGCGTACAGCCAGCCCGGCCCCACGTTGTCAGGCGCGGCGGCCCAGCCTTGCTCTGCGGCGAACTGTTCATCGGCAAGCACCACGTTGGTGACGACGCCAGATTCGATGATTGCGTGTCTCATATGCTCACCTCACCAAGAGTAGATGCGGGCGTAGCCTGCGCCGCCAGTGCCACCGGCACCGGAGTTGAAGCCATTAAGTGAAGAGCCTCCTCCACCTCCCGCGCCGCCGCCCGCGCCGCCCGCGCCGCCAGCATAGGCTGCGGTAGCTGTAGCGGACGCACCTCCTCCACCTCCGCTACCGGAGCCATTTGTATTTTGTGCTCCTGCAGTTCCTGCCGCGCCAGAACCTCCAGCGCCTCCGCCCCCGCTAACGTAGCTACCAGTTGAACCGCCGCTTTCTCCAGACAGATTGACTGGGGTTGCATTCATCCCGCCACCACCGCCGCCCCCAGCGCCGCCAAAAATAGAGCTGCCTCCCGAGAAGGGGGAACTTCCCGTATTACAAATTCCACCTCCAGCGCCGCCCCACTCCGCGCCCCCACTAGAGCCGCCGCCGCCGCCGCCGACACTGGAAGCCGAAGCGCTAAACCCTGATGGGGAACCCGCCGCGCCGGTGCCGCCCGCTCCGCCCGAGCCGCCGCCTCCACCTGTTACGCTTGCACCACCTTGCACACCACCACCACCACCACCGCCGCCGCCAGCACTAAACAAGGAACCAAACGTAGTGTTTCCGCCTGTGCTTCCTGCATTTCCATTTGCGTCGTTAGTTGAGACTAGTGCCGCCCCGGAGCCACCTGCGCCGACGGTCACTGTGTAAGATGACGCAAGATCAGACGCACGAAACATCTGAACAACACGCGCGCCGCCCCCTCCACCCGCGCCGCCAGAACTTCCAGCCCCTGAAGCCCGACGAGCGCCACTGCCGCCGCCCCCGCCCGCACCCCAAAGCTCCACCATCACAAATTTTGCGCCAGCAGGTTTTGTCCAAGTGCCGGAAGATGAGAAGACTTGAATATCGGAAGTGGAAACAGGCGGGGCTGCAGACTGCCAAGTCGTTCCGTTGCTGGTCAGCAAATTCCCCGATGCTCCGGGAGCAACCGCTTGGAAAGTTGAAGTACCGTTGCCCAGCAGAACGTTGTTGGCTGTGAAGGTGGCCGCACCCGTGCCGCCGTTGGCTACAGGCAAAGTACCGGTAACGCCTGTCGTAAGCGAGACGTTGCTGATCGTGTTATTTAAGCCGCTGATGGTCTTGTTGGTCAACGTCTGAGTGGCTGCTGCGCTGTAGATGTCAAACTGCCCCATCGTGATCTTCTTCGACCCGGCAGTCCCGGCTGAAGAATCGACGATGTACAGCAGATCCGCCGCGTTGACATCAACGCCGTTCAGTGACGGCAGATCAGAGACTTTTTGGTCGGCCATGATTTACGCCCAAGCGAAAAGTTATTGGGTAGGGTTTGCTGGTTCTTGCACCAGTTGCACACCCATGCGGCCCATCGCCACAAAGGGCTCTTGGTCGCTCACATCGGCCTCGGCAAAGAGGTCGTCAATCTCGTCCTGCGTGACCTTCATGCCCTGAGCAATGCAGGCGTGGTACACCGTGATGGGGTCGCCCGGGTAGGCGTCTGTCTCCACCCAGGCGTCGTTCTCCCACGCCCAGAACACGCACGGCACCATGCTGGCAAAGGCATCTGGAATCTGCCCGGAGGAGATGAAGTGCGTGGCAGGCTCTGCACCCGTGGGGCTCAGCGGCGTGATCCACATGTTGGCGTTGTGCGCCGGGTCCAGTGTGTCTGCAATGGTGCGGGCCAGCGCGACCTGCGCGGCTGGGATGATAAGGGTGCGGAAGATGTCGCTCATGGCTTAGTACGCCCCCGTCTTACCGTTGACCCATGTCTCAGTGCTGCTGATCTGCGCGGCAGAAGACTGTGCGCCTCGGATGATGAGGCTGTAGAGGTTGCCATTTAGCGGCAGCGTGGCGTTGTTGCGTC